TAGTAGACAGCAGTTTCCAAGCGTTCTGTAACTCTAAGCCAGAGGATAAAGACGCTAGGGAACGCTCCTACGCCCACTACAGAGCCTTGGTAGACATCGTATCGACCCTACAACAGCGGGTCAGTGTACGCGATGAAATCCAAGCCAAGGTCGCTGCTAACGATAACAACAATCAAGAGGAATAGGCACTATCACATGGAAGACGTGCAACAAACTACCTCAGTAGACGCACCAGTCGCTTTAACAGTTGATGAAGCCGCTGATGCAATCCTTTCGCGTTGGGAACAGAAGGACGCTGAACAAACACAGCCATCCGAAACACCAGAGACGGAAGAAACTCAAGATGTCACCGAATTAGAAGAGACAAACGACATCGAAGAGATTGATGACGCTGAAACAGAAAATCCTGAAGAGGAAGAAACAGACCAAGATGAAGATGTTGAACCAGATGACGAAGAGACTGAAAGCGACAGCGAGACTGATGAAGCAGAAGCTGAAACAGTGTCTGATGACGCTATGGTCGAAATTACGGTCAATGGCAAAACTGACCTTGTATCCGTTGCTTCGCTTAAAAGATTGGCTGGGCAAGAAGCTGCCATCACCCAAAAGTCTCAACAAGTGGCTTCACAGCGCAAAGTGCTGGACGATGCCATTGGGAAAAATCATCTCGCTTTTCAAAAGATGCTTGAGAAAGCTAATGAGCGTTGGAAGCCTTATTCTGAGGTGGATATGCTCGTTGCTGCGAAAGCTATGGAAACCGAAGATTTTGCGGCCCTAAGAAAGGAAGCTGAAGAGGCGTATAACGACCTCAAGTTTCTTAACGAAGAAGCCGATGCTTTCTACAAGAGTGTCCAAGAACAAACACAAGCACAGCTGCAAGAAGCAGCAAAAGAGTGTGTCAAAGTTCTAGCTGAAGACATCCCAGAGTGGGATAACAAGCTATACAACGACATTCGTACCTACGCTGTATCGCAGGGATTAGATGAAGCGGAAGTCAACAATTACGTTGACCCGGCAGTAATCAAAATCCTCAACAAGGCTCGTCTTTACGATGCTGGCAAACAAGTAGCGACAGTGAAGAAGAAAGCAGCCACCACAAAGAAGGTGCTTCGTAACAGCAAGGCTCCAACTGACGACCGCCAACGCAAAAGTCAGAAGATAGCCCAAGCCAAAGCGAAGCTACGCGAAAGTGGTAACGACCTCGATGACATTGCAAATGCACTTCTGAGCCGCTGGGAAGCATAACAACCCAACAGCTAGAAGGAATTACATTCAATGGCTACTTACACCTCATACGACCAAGTGGGAATCCGCGAGGACGTTAGTGATATTATCACTGACATTACGCCTACAGATACCCCAATGGTCTCAATGATTAAGACACAGAAGGTTCAAAACCGTGTCTATCAGTACCAAACAGATAGCCTTGCTGCCGCCGCGTCAAACGCACAGGTAGAAGGTGCTGACCCAACAATGGCAACTCTGACTGCTACAACCATGATTTCGGGAACAACCCAAATCTTGACCAAAGCATTTCAGATTTCCCAGACTTCAGACGCCGTATCAACATACGGAAGAGCAAAGGAAACAGCTTACCAACTTGGTCGTGCCTTGAAAGAAATCAAGCGTGACCTAGAATTTGCCTACGTTGGCGCATCAAACGCACAAGTAACTGGTAACAACTCCGGCCCAACGGCTCGTGAGATGGACAGTGCTGACCAGCTGATTGATGCAGCAACAACTGAGGCTGGCGGTACAGCTGCCCTTACAGAAGCAATGCTTCTTAGCCTTGGTCAGAAATGCTTCAATGAAGGTGGTGACCCATCAGTCTTCATGATCAAACCAGCTGACGCTCAAATCGTTGCTGGCTTTACAGGAGCCTCTGGTCGCTATCGTAACTTCAACGATGCCCAGAAGACACTGACCAACGTGATTGACTTGTATGTTTCACCTTACGGTGAATACAAAGTCGTTCTCAACCGTCACCAAATGACAGACCACGCCTTCCTGCTCGACCCATCAATGTGGCGTTCAGCAGTATTGCGTCCGTTCTCTCGTACTCTCTTGGCAAAGACCGGAGACAGCGAGAAGCACTTTGTTGTCGGTGAATACGGCCTCATGCACATGAATCCTAAAGGTTCAGGCATGATTAACGCTCTTACATAAGCGTTAGCCCCAATTAGGAGTGAGGGGAACAACAGTGGATTCTGCTCTCCTTACCACTGCCCCTCACGCCTTTACCTTTCCAAGGAGAACTTATGACAGAAGACAAGCAGCCTACACTCGTGGGCGTAACAACAGAATTTGGCGCAAATGCCGATGGTTTATTCATCAAGAAAAGCCAAGACATTCCCCAGCATCTGCTGGATGACCTCAAAGACCAGCGCAACCAAAGCACAACCCGAAGAGAAGGGGAGTTTATGAAGGTTGCTTCCATTCCAGCTGTAGTCGCTGAGAAGTGGCTAAAAGAGGGCTTTAACATCCTCGACCCCAACGTAAATGGCAAAGAAATCGTCAGACGCCTGAAGGCTGAAAACCTTGATGGCTTCTTAGCTACAGACAAGGAAATTTAAGAATGAACTACGGCGATATCAAAACGCACTTTGAGGCGTTGCTTAACAGGAGTGACATCACACCCACGCTTACAACGAACTTCATTGACCAAAGTATCGCTCGTATCCAGCGGCAGCTTAGAACACCACTCAACGAAAATGTAAGCACATACACAATTTCAGGCCAAACTTCGTTCGTGACGCTACCTAGTGATTTCTTAGAGATTATTAGTCTTTATTTAGACGGCACTGAGTTGAAGCGAGTGCCTATGTCCAAATTCAGGAATTGGGCAGCTAATCCGGTCGCTGGCAATCCGATTGCCTTCACCCGGCAGCAACAAAACCTGTTGCTTCACCCACAGCCATCTACTGGTTCTCTTGTTCTGTATTACTACGGCGAATTTGCGCCGATGACCCAGAACACAGAC